ATCATAAATTCGCTCCACATCTGCACCGCCGGACAATGCAGGTTTTTGCGGCTTCCCACACCGGTAAAACCAGAGCATTTGTTCCACAGCGGCAGACAAATCAGGAGGGCAGTCCGGATAGTACAGATTCAGTGCCAACGGCAGCTTTTCAGCATCTGATACCGCATGGTCAAGCATGAGCTGTTCAAACAGGATGGATATTCGGTAATCGGTGCGGATGGGGTAGGGCTGTCCGCCAATCATGACTGTTTCCGGCGCTGCATCAATCAGCAGATTCATTTCTTTTCGGTCTTTGCCCGGCGTGCTGCGCGGTTTGGACTATATTTCTGCACAAACTGCTGCGTTTCGGCTTCAAGCTCGGCACGCTGCTCCTGCACCGCGTCACAAAGCTGAAAAATGGCCCGCATCGCGTCCCGCAGGTTGCACTTTTCACCGAAAATCTTGCGGTCGGTGCCGTCACCAAAGATAGCGTTAAAACACTCAAAGACTGCATGGCAGGCGTCGCGGATGCTGTCAGCGGCATTTTGTCCATCTGCTCCGGTGAGCGCATCTTTGGCTTTGCTGATAGCAGACAGCACACGCTCGTTTTCGTCCGCGTCGTAAATATCGAGTTCAAGCTCTGTATCTTTGATTGTGATTTTACTCATTTCCGTACCTCCAAAATAATAATTTGGCTCGCCGCTTGTTCATGCACAAAAAGCGGGCATAAAAAAGCCCCCGGCAGTTGCCGAGTTGCCGAGAGCCTGTAATTATTCAGCTGCTTTGCTTGTAACGGTTGTAATTCCAGCAGCTACAGCTTTGCTTGTACTGTCTGTTTCAACCACCAAAATTTTATTGCCGGTTGATGCCGTAATTTCAGCCGTGCCGTCCCAAGCGGTCAGGGCAGAGCAGTCAACACCATAAGCGGGCAGTGTCACAGTGTCGGCCGTCTGATACCGGTAGCTGTTTCCGGATGCTTTGGTAGGGGACACTGCGATTTTCGTATCGCCGATGGTTGCTCCGGCAGTAGAAGTAACCGTCAGTGAGCCAAGTGTAGGAGCGGTATCATCTTCTGCAGTAAACTGCAGTGTTTCGGTGTTGAATTCGCCAATGATAACGTCACCCTGACTGTTCATGTTGGCTTCTACGGATGCAATTTCGCCGCCTTTCCCGGATAACTTGTCAACTGCAAATTCCACTACGAACTTGCGTGCATAGTAGGTATTCGGCTTGTCTGCAATCGGCTTATACAGGCTGACACGGTAATAATTTGCTGTAATGCCCAGCAGTTCTTCTTCACCGATTTTTGTAATAAAATCGGTGACAGCATTGTCTTTGTAGCGGTCACCTTTGAGGGAAAATTCCGGCTCATAGCCCGTTGTAATATTGCTGGTGGACTTGTCGGCGGTGTAGTGCTTGCTAACGGTTTTTGCCTTCGGTGATTCGTCAATTTCTTCAAAGACGTTCATCAAGTGGATGTCCGACTTTGCAGCATCCTGCGAAATGTCCAAATAATCCGCAATCAGATTGCGAAAAATCGGCGTGCCTTTTGGCTCTATTTTCATTTGTTTACCTCCTGTAAATATTGCAGTCTGCACTGAATCTGGTACCGCCCAGCATCTGCACTGGTGGTAAATAGGTATCCAGTGGACTGTGCTTGTATAATTTGTGCGGTTTTGCCTGCTGGCAGTTGTGGCAGCAGACCTGTTTTTGTATTTTGTTCCATCCATTCAGAAAGCTTTTCGTAAAACCCGGAGTTCGCGATGTTCTGCAGCACGTCCGAACCGTAATCATTCACAGAACGAATGACAAACAAATACTGCCGCAGGCTGCTGCCGTCGGTGTACTCTTTAATGATTTCTGTTGCAGGCGTGGTGTCAATGGAATATTCAATGCCGGATTCCGGCAAATAGTCCACGTTGATTTTGCTGTCACCCATGAGCGGACAGGCGATGAAATAATCCCGCAAGGATTGAATGATGGTGTCAGTCATTGCCGCCTCCTAACTTTTTGGCACCACGCACAATTTCATCGCGGTGGTCGGCTTTCATGCGCTCGAACCAGTGCCCACCGCGTTGTGCGTCATAGCTGCGATTATCGGCAGTGCTGTAATACTGTATTGCTGCATAGGGCGCAGTCCAGTTGACTTCACCACTGCCAATTTGCGTGCCAAGTGTGCCAGATTTGTCCAGCATACCAGTACGAAACGGCACATAAGGGGAGGAGAGCCGCAGAACTTCACTGTCGACAAACTGCTGTGCACGGCTGAAGCGCCCGCCCCAGTTTGCGCCAAAGGACGGGTTCCAGCGCAATGCGCAGGATGTGGTATTGACTTTTACATTACAGTCGCGCGGCGTGTCAATGTGGATTTTGCTCACTTTCCCTCAATCCTCCAATGCTGCATAAAAAGACTGCCGCGGCGGTTATCACGCACGGCAGTGATGGTATAATGCTCGTACCAGCCCAACTCTTTGGGCTGTGTAATGTCCTTGTCAAGCAGCCCGCGTACAATGATGTCACCTACAGTGGCGGGGACAGAGTTAGACGCTGTGGCAGGGACACGCACGGTCAGCGTATCAGCCGCCATTAAGCCATTTTCTCCAACACTGGCCGCCTGCTTTGCATACCAGTTGACACCGCGGTACTGTGTGTGCTCCCAGTGGTCGAGGCGCGCTGCCTTGTCGTACATTTTGTGGTAAATGGTGCAATTAGCATTTGTGAGCATTTGTCACACTCCCGCATAGCGTAACGGTTCATCCGCCGGCAGCCACAAACTTGCCGCATCCAGCAGTGCAGCATTGTGTGCCTGCTGCGCTTCGGCTGGACTTTTGTAAGATACAGAGTAGCCGTCTGTATTTTCGGACGAAATACCCGCAGCACTGGCTATCTGCGCCTGCGTAGTGGCTGTGTCAAGCAGCTGTAGTTTTTCAGCCACGGCGCAAACAGCGTTTTGCACGTCGGGAGTGACATCCCAGCCGTGCCGCAGCCGCCCGAATGTGATGCGGTCGATAAAGGCAGATGCGTCACGCTCATACTGCGGCCAATCGGCAGCAGAGATTAAAGTGCCGTGGTAGGTGCTCTGATAGTAGTCATAATCGGCATACAAATCAATCACTTTCCTTTCATTTTCGCGGGTTGCTCTGGTGTTGCTTCTGACGCCGCAGGTTGCTCCGGTTCGGCGGGTACATAGCCTTTTTCTTTGTAGCATGGGAAATCGGCTTCATCAATATTGCGGTAAATACCGCCATTTTTAATCAGCATAGATGGTCACCTCATGTGGTCGGCTGTGCGTGCAGATAAATGCCCTTTGCCTTGTTGTCCAGCACGAAAGCATCATGGTACTCGCGGTATTGGAACAGCCAAGAGTCGTTCTTTTGGTTGGTGTCCGGGTCAAAAATTTTCGGCAGCGCAAACTTGACCACTTGTGTAATGGCTTTCGGGTCAATCAGCATGAAGTTAATGCCAGTTGCACCAGTGCCCTTATCAAAGCCGAATTTATCTGCGCCGCTGTTCAGAGTGACGGCGGTGTAGAAACGGGTCGGGGGAACGTACATAATGGGCAGACCGTTGTAAGTTTGCAGCTGATTGTTTACGGCGCTGTCACTGCCGTACTGACGGTTTAATGCCTGCGCAAGCACTGGTTTCAGGTCGCTGTTCATGTACAATCGGCGTCCCTCTGCGGTCACTTCGGCACTGTCCAGTGCTTTTACGGCATCATCAATGGCAGGGATAATGGTGTCTTTTGTCAGTGCGGCGGCAGTTGCTTTCTGAATGCCCGCAGCACTGGCGTACTTGGCGAAGCGGTAGGCATCCAGCTCCGGCACAACGTGAACACGCATAAAATCGCCGGTAACAGCACCAAACGCCATGCCTAGCGTTTCCTCGTTGTCCATGCGGTCAATGCTGATTTCTGCGCCTCGTTCCTCGCTGAGGTGCAGTGTTTCCCATGCGACGGTGGTGTTGCCGTGTGGGTAGCCGTTGGCGCGGCTATAATCACCAAGTCCCGACGTTTCCACTTTCATAATTTTCACTTCATTCGTGCCGGTAAAATCCGGTTTTGTGGCTGCATCCATGCCATTGGTAATGGACGCGGCCTTGTAAAGACCGTCAATAATGGGCATGAATTTCTGTGCATATTCAATCGAATTTGGCATTATTCTTTACCTCCTGTAGTGTCCGGAGCTTTGATTCCGGCTGATTTGTAGGCCGCTGCGGCAAACGTGTCCAGCT